CACGCCAGTCATCTGTGAGATGCCGCGAGGGATGCGCGCCTTCATGCCGGCCACGAAGCCGGTGCCGCCCTCAACGCCGAGATCCGATGCAAGCTTGTCGAGCCCGTGGATACCGGCTTGCAACTCGCCGAGCCGGATCACCGTGCTGTCGTTCATCGGCCGAGCCTTCGTCGCACGCTCACCGACTGCGGCGGTGTTGGGCGAGATACCCATCGGCCGCGTGCGGATCAGGTTGCCCGACGCCTTGTCGTACTCCTCGACGCGGTCCCCGAGATTCATCTGGTACGTCTCGCGCTGCGGGGCACGGGCCTCACCCATCGCCTTCGCGGTAGCGATGGCCTTCTCCGTGTCGATGGCCTTCTCGCGTCCGTACTTCTCCAGGCTGCGAGCCGTCAACTCCTGAAGCGTCTCGGGCTGCAACTCCATCGCCTCGACGCCGAGGCCGGGAGCCGCCGGCACCTGCACGGGAGCATGCGGCTGCTCACCCGTGAGTAGGGAGCCGTCCTCGGTCGGTCCGGACAGCTCGACAGACTTACCTTTTCGGCCCTGGCGCATCATGTACGCCTTCTCCGCGGCGTCGAGCTGGGCCCGCTCTGTGTCCAGCTCGATGCGTCGGATCTGACGCTGCTCGTCACGATCTTCGCGCTCGTTCTGACGCTTCCGCTGCTCGCGGCTTTCGCGGGCAATCTCCAGCGCCTCCTGTTGCTTCTTGATGTCCAGTGCTTCCTTCAACATCTCCAGCGAGTTCGTGCCGGGGAGGATGGCCGAGCCGGGCGTAGCTCGAATCTCTGGGTCACGCCGCAGGTTGGGAACTCGAAGAGCCATGTGATTCCTTTTTACAGGGGACGGCCGAGAAGGTGCGAGATATCAGGCATACGCACGCCGGGGCGCCCCATGGCCTGATAGGTCTGCATCATGTCGCCGCCCGAGTTGAAGAGCCCACTCAGCAGCCCTGTGCCGCGGCCCGCCTTGTTCTGCATACCCGGCTTCGCGGCCATGTGATCCATTTCGTACTGAAGTCGGAACATATCCGCAGGGTTAAGCCCGCCTTCCTGGAAAGAGCTGGAGTCACTGGACGATCCGCCGCGCGTACGCGAGCTGGACTGACCCTGCGTCTCCGTGCCCTTGCCGAAGGACTCGATGAGGCCTTGGAGCATGCCGAGATCCTGCCCCTGATTCGCGCGCACCCTGTCGGGCACTTGGCTGAGCAGATCCGAAATCGTGGCACCGCGCTGACCCTCAAGGGCCGCACTCGCCGCACCGGCGGAGGGGCCGAAGCCGCCCATCGCCGCCGCCCGGTTCTCGACGGACGCGCCGATGTTCTTGAACGTGCGATTGGCGTTCCGTACTGCCTGCGCCTCCATGCGACCAGCGTCGGAGCCAGTGCGGAGACGCCCCTCGATCGAGCCCTTGAGCAGCCCTTCGAGTCCCTTGTACTCTCCGGTCACGAACGGATTCGACTTCTGATAGAAGTTCGAGTCCGTGTTAGAGAACATGTTCGAAGAGCCCTGGCTGCGCATTACCGGGTTCGCAGCCCCCGGCCCCTGGCCCTGCATGAACTGGCCAATGGTGCTCGTCGGGTCGAACTTGCCGGCTAGGTTGCCGTAGCCCATACCCTGCCAGTCAGACACAGCGTTCTTGTACGCCGCGTCCTCTTGCTTCTGTTTGGACTTGCCCCCGAAGAAGGAGCCGATGCCCTTCAAAAGAGAAGGGCCGATGGCTCCGGCGGCGGCGAGGAGAGGGAAAGGCATGATGTGATGACTCCTTACGGGGTTTCCATGGATTCAGTAACGATTAGCTTGCCAACAGTCAGCACACGTAGGTGCATCTCCTGCGGCTTCTTCGGCGGCTCGGCAGCGCGCAGCTCGCGAACTTCAGCCTGGAGCCTGTTCACAAGGGCAATTGCGCTGTCTAGAGTTTTCCACACCCGCTCAAACGCACGACGCACGTCCATGTCGGCACCGCTCGGGATGTATCGCTCAGAGTTCACGCGGACATCTCCTGACCTTGCGGAGTGTCTGCGCCCTGGAGCGGGAACACCTTGACGGGCTGTGAGCCCTTTTGGTTCCCGGTAGGTGACACCCACATACGCACGTTGTACATCTCAAAGCCCGGGTCATCCGCGCCAATCGCGTCTGTGCTCTGAATCAGGAACCGGGCGCGCTTGCCGAAGGAACCACGAGGAAGCGGGACGCGATACACAGTATTAACACCTGCGGTGACTGTCACCGGCTGCGCCGTGCCGGCCACGCCGTCGAAATAGGGCGTCACCGTCAGGTTGTTCGCCGCGAGACAGCTCAGCTCCAGCTCATAGATGTGGACGAGATCCCCGCCGCGACTCGCCTGTACGTAGCCGGTGTCGAGCGCTACCGCGTGCTGCGGGCGGCTGCGGAAGCTGATATTGAAGTGCCGGAGCGCGAGGGCGTAGGATGAGCCGATGAGCCGCACCTGCGCGAGACGAAATGAGCCGAAGCTCGTGATGTCGTTGCGGAACACCTGGAGTCCTGTCGTGTTCGCCGTGAACTCGACATCCGTCGTCCCATCTTCCTTAAACACCTGCACCGTGCAGTCTTCGGAGCCCGTGTCGATGCCAAGCTGTATGTCATAGGCATCCTTGAAAATAGCGGGAGCCGAGGCGTCAGCGAAGCGCGTCCACAGCTCGTACTCGATGTTTTCCCCGTTGTCCTGCGTGCCCTGGTCGAGCAGGTACACTTCGCCACCTGTGGTGCCGGCGAGTACGCCGCCAGTCGGCTCACGGTGCAGCGCGGAGATTGTGTACGGATACAAGTAGCGGTGCCAGCGCTTCGTCACGAACGAGTAGCGGTACAGCTTGTCGCTCGTCGTGGTGTCCACGCCTTCGGGAGCGAGGAAGTAGAGGCTTCGGTTGTCCACGACGAATTGGAAGTCACCCGTTGCCGTGTTTAGTGGCGCGACACCGTGCCGCGTCTTCCCGCGGAAGAGAGGCTCGATGTCATCGAAGGGGAAAAAGGTGACGGTGTCGCCGTTCATCGCCATGAGCCCGTCTGCGGAACGGTAAATCACATCGTTACCCTCAACCCACACTCCGCGATCCACGGGAGGGTGCGGGTTGTGCATCGGGCGCGCGGCGAAGTTCACGGTCCCATCCGGATTCTCGTCTCCGTCCCCGGTGACACGGAACACGTCGCGCTTCGTCCCCACGTAGAGGCCGGAAGGCGTCTGCGCGAGCCAGAGCGGATCGGGTCCGATGTCACGCGTCTGGTATACGCTGAACGTGCCGTGCGCGTTGCGCTTGCTGAAGTAGAGGTAGCCCTCACTCGTCAGTACGGCCATGCGGTACTCGAATGGCCCGGCGATGTCGATGATACCGACAGGCACTTCGACGAGCCCGCGGATGAGCGTGATGTTCTGCTCCAGCGCGTCCACTTCGGACGAGAGGATGTCCGCCACCATATCCCCGCCAGGCGTGGTCGGGTAGCCGAAGTCGTGCGAGATGAAGCGGGACCGCTCCGCTGCCGTGTCCAGGTCGCTCCCGCTCCCGCCGCCTGATGTGTACTCGTCCAGGCGCATCGAGGAGTTGTTAGGGTCGACGCCGAGCACGGCGACGCGGTACCAGTCGTCGAGCTGGCCCCCATTCAAGTACACCCAAAACTGATTCGTGAGCGAAGCTCGGTTCTGAATCGCCGTCTCCGAGATCGTGACCTGCAAGCCCTGCTGGTACGCTTCGACGGGGTCACTCGCCTCAGAAGGCGGCGACTGCACTTCGATTCGGCCATCCGTGGCCGCGAAGACTTCCTGGACGCGCACCCGGTACGTGCCCGTGTAGGCTCGGAAACCGGCGGCGAACCAGTTGATGCTGTCGAAACGAAACTCCTGAGAACTGCCCGAAGTCATGTGGACAACGACGCGGACAGCACGGACGGTGCTCCAGTTGCGGCCCTCCGTCGAGCCGTTGCGCTTGAACTGGTTGCGCATCACGGCGAGATGCGTCCAGGCGGGCGACGCGGAGACGGCGAGCCTAGGCAGGCTCACGAGGGGCAGCCGGTCAGGCCGGCCCAGGCGGTGCGCGTTACGCACAGCGCGATCAGCCTCACCCTTCTGGAGAAGTGGGACCACTTCGGCCGGCGAGGGCACGTCGTCGTGGCCCTGATCGACAAGCCGGGCTTCAACCGCGGGGCTCGACGCGGGCTGACTCCCGCTGTAGTTCGCCACGTCGAAATCGAAATAGTAGTAATCCGACTGGAACGCGTCGGCGGCGGTGCCGAGGCCGAACATGATCTGAATCATCTTCACGCGCTCGGGCGCAGCGCTGTACACCTTGAAGTCAACCAAATCCTCAGCGCTCTCCTCGTTCCCGCCGAGCGTCGAATAGTTCTGATCCGACGCGAAGGTGCGCGTGGCCGAACCGCGATCTGTGGCGAGGATCTTCACGGCCTGGAGCGAGCAGGTGCCGCCCGTGCCCGCAACGGTGATGTTCGCCACGTCGTCCATCGTGAAGGTCGTTGAGCCGGTGACGGTGACGGTGTGCGCCCCGTCAAGAGCGGGTGTACTGCCCGTGTGTCCGTCGATCCAGACGACATCGCCCGTTTGGAAGCCGTGCGCGGTAGCCGTGGTTACGGCCTCGGTCGAAGTCGAGGAGGACGTGATGACGATGCCATCGCCGCCCATGACGAAGGAGAGAGTGCCCTCCGTCGCCGCGAACGGGGTGCTCTCCGCCGCAGTGCAGCGCGAGATGACTTCTGTCGAAGCCGCGATGGTGCTCAGCTCGGGCCGAGTATTCGGCTTCGGGATGAACCAGTCGTATACCGTGGTGCCGTCCGTCGCCTTCCGCGTGTTACTGCGGGCAGCGAAAGCCCAGCGCGCGCTCTTACCCAGCGCGATGCGGCCGGTGCCGTTGAAAGTGCTGATGCTGACGCCGTCCTGATAGAGCTGATTCTCAGCCGCAACGAAGCGCTTCGTGCCGCCGGTCAGGACGGCAGTCAGGATGTTGTTCACTTCGTCTGTGTCGCCGAGTGCGGACTGTATGAGTTCCGACCCGGCGCGCAGCGTGACACTGCCCATCTCGTCCAGCGTCAGATTGTCCGCGCGGAGGAGGGCACCGGCCGGAGCCCCGATGGCGTCAGCCCTCGGAATCCAGCTCGAAGCACCCTCCTCGGCGAAGAGGTTAGGCATTAGGAGAACTCACCCTGTTCCTGTGTGGTGCCGTTGTCGCTCACGGAGCGAGCGGCGAGCGTCGTCGAAGCATCGTCGCGGTACACCGTCTGTGTGGTAGCCGTCTGTATGTTGCGGTTGAAGCGACGCCGTTTAAACCACTGCATCAGCTTGCGGAAGGTGGAGCCGTCGCCAGCCTGCTCCAGCACCGTGGTAGGCTCGGGGCCTTCGAGCTGGTCCCACACGCCCTGTGCCCCGGCGACCACCGTGTAGGTCGCGCCGGTCGGAGTCGTCGCCCAAGCGGTGACGGTCGCGACCTTCGCCGCGCTGTAGTCCTGGATAACCCGGGCTTGTCCTGCTCCCGTGCCGCTCGTGACGATGAGCGTGCAGTTGTTGTAGTAGTCGGCGGTCGCGGCGGCGTTCGTGCCCAGCGTCGCCGACGTGCCGGAAGCCGCGGCGAACGTGCCCTCATCAAGCACCTGGGGATAGCTGCTCCGCAGCCCGCGCCCGGTGCCGTGGGGGGTCAGTGTCACCGCGTCGTCGTTGGCGGCGTAGGCAGCGGCGTTGATGATCTGCTTGCCCAGCTGCTGCGAAGTCCGCACACGAATGAGCACGTCCCGGGCCGCGTTGCCTGAGTCCGTGATCCACACGTAGGTGTTCTCGGCCGTCAGCTCGGCAGCAGTGAGCGTGATCGTGTAGAAAGCCGTGGAGCCGATCCGGGTCGGGGCGTTCGTAGCGTTAGCCGCGGCTCCCCCGTCCTTCGTGACCTGACATTCCGCAGCGCTCCAAGGAGCCGCCGCGCTCAGGAACTTGTCCGAGCTGGAAGCGGCCGGCGAAGCAGCCAAGAATACAAAAGCCTTCTGCACGCCGTAGACGGCGTCGAAGTCGAAGATCAGCAAGTGGTCCTCCAGAGCGGCTTCGGCCGCGGGGTCTGAAGCGGTCGTGAATGAGAGCGTGGAGCCGGAATTACCGTCAGTTAGCCCCGGGTATGGGAAGTCCACGAAGGCGCGGAAGTAGTAGAGTGTGCTAGACGTGAGAAAGCCCGCCCCCAGGCTCGCGCTGACGGCCTGATCTCCGTCTCCTGAGAACTCCTGGAGAGAAGTGACGTTGTCCCAGTTGCCCTGTACAGAGCCTGCGTCGTTGTCACCGTAGCCGAAGCGCACGATACAGGTGATGCCGTTCGGATCGATAGTCGCATTCAGCGTCGCCGACGTTGAGCCCACGCTCGACGCCGCCGCGGTGGTGACTTGGGGCTCGTCGGCCGCCGTCGTGAACTCGACTATGCTGCCCGTCAGCGTCGTCTCATTCACCGTGGTGCGCGTGACGACGAATCGATACTCATAGGTCGTTTCGGGGTCGAGCCCGGTCAGGGTCGCAGTCGCCGTCGTTTCCGCGTAGCCACTAGTAGCGTAGCCAGAGGCAGTGTCGTCGGTCCAGATCGTTTCCCCGTCTTCCCGATGCTGGAACTTCGCCGTGACGGTGGAGTCCGCCGTATTGGGGAAGAAATCGCAGGTGAGGATCGCGCCATCGGCCGTGATCGTGCCTGCTGCCGGAGTGTCAGCAGTCGCGGTAACGGCGCGGGTCTTGACGCCTAGCGTGGAGCCATAGACGGTGTTTCCCGTGCCGTACTGATGATGAACAGCGCGGAAGACGTGGTCCTCGTCGGACGCCCGGGTGAGCGCGGCGCTGATCGGGAACGGTCCGCCGCCTTCCGGGATCAGCTCGCCGTACTGTGTCGTGTTCTCGCCGACAGCGGCATACCCATAGTCAAACCAGCCGTACTTTGTCACGCCGAACTTGTGCGGGTTCGTCGCCGAGCACTGGCCGTTGAGCGTCAGCCCGGACGTGTGTGCCCCTTGATCGACGGTGCCGTGCGCGTAGCCGAGCGTATCGCAGGAGAGAGCCATTTAGCGGACCCTCCGCCCATACTGCCAGGGGAGTTGCACCGTGGGCCGCTTGCCGGCGAGGCCCGCGGAGCCGCCCATCACGATGTCTTTCCGCGTGAGCCGGCTCATGCGCGTCTTCGCCCGCGACATCATCGAGCTGTACCGCCCGGAGTAGTGCGTAGCCAGGGCCTTATCCTGCCCAGCGCCCTCCGACGCGTATGCACGAGCCACAACCTTCAGCTCCACGGCGTCATCCGCCCACAGCGGGAAGTTGTCATCGTAGTCCGTGGAGTCCTCCAGCTTCGTGGGCAGGATGAAGCGCTCCAGCGTGAAGTGGTCGGCAGTCTCGGAAGGCAGGTTCACCTTGTAGAGCGTATTGCCCTCGATCCCGTAGGCGAACACATTGCCCTCGACCTCGTTCCAGATTCGGTTGTCTCGGATGATCCGCTCCATGCTCAGGTGCGGGATCATCCGATTCTTCCACTCGCAGCGCGTGACGGCCGCGGTATCCTCGGGGAGCGGATACGCCGACTGCCCCTCGTAGTCCTTGATGTACGTGTACGCCTCGTTGGCAAGAGTCGAGTCCGTGCGCTCGAAGAGGATCTGTGTCTCAGCAGCAAATTCGTCGCGGGCCTGATTGAGCCAGCTCGTGAGCCGAGCATCGGACCAGCCAAGGCGTGAGTCGGAATTCGGGTCTACTAGTTTCGTGCGAATCCGGGTCAAGTGAGAGGAGAGCGTCCTCAAAGCGAACCACCAAGCACCGGCACGCGGGACGTGCTGTGGCCAAGGTAGCCGAGAAGCCGGACTTCTTCTCGTAGATACTCGTTATAGTGCTCCATCGCACCTGTGACATCCTTCTCTTGAAGGAGTAACTCGTAGAGTGCATACTCGACAAGCGCACGGTGAAACTGTCGGGGAAACAGCGGCTCCTCCCCGTCCCCCAAGAGATCCGGCGGGAGCGCGGACACGTAGAACTGCCAAGCGGCGAGCGCCGTCGTGCTAGGTTGCGGGAACGACTGGAGAACATTGTAGCCGCGAAGCACGAGAATTTCCGGCTGCCCGCTCACGTTCGTCCACTCGCGATAGCTGAAATCCATGAACTGCGGAGTCTCGAAGCGCATCCACCACTCCGTCACGCCGTTCTTCACGCGCGTGATGCCAAGCACCCCGTTGTCGTCAATGTTGGGTACGACAACCTGCAATACGCCGCTCTCCATGTCCACCGGGCGCGGCTCGCTGCTCACGTAGAACTCCGTGGCCTCAGCGAGACAGCGATAGCCATTGTTGATGGCGTCGCGGACGTAGGAGCGCAGATGGAAGACAGGCGTAGTCACGTCCTCTTCCAACTCTTGCAGCACCTGATTCTGGAGTTCCTGAAAGGTCACAGCGGCTTCCCTGTTACCGCTTCATGCGCGGCGAGCGCCTTCACGTAGTGCTCATGTCCTATCACCGGGCGGTCGCCCAAGTGTCCGACGGTGACGCCGGTGTGAATGTAGGGCTGGAAGCCCGCACCCTGCGCCTTCAAGCAGAAGTCGAGATCCTCACCGACGCCGAAGCGGCCCCAAAACTCGAAGTGCGGCGTCGGCATACTCAGGAGTAGCTTCTTACTCGTGAACGCGGTGCCGAAGCCGAAGCAGTCCACCGGATAGAGGAGATTGCCCGCCGGCCACTCTCGGTAGCTGTGCATACCCTTCGGCCCAGGCCGGCCAACCTTGCATATGCTGCAATTCTCGCCCAAGCACCACTGTCCGAACATCGGCAGATGCAAGCCCTTGCGCTGGTAGTAGATGCAGGACACGAGATCCTGGCCGGCGGAAGCCAGCTTCAGGTACGCGTCCGGCTCAGGCACCATGTCCGAGTCGCTCCAGAGGACGCCGTCGCAGTCCTCTTGCAGCACAGTCGCCACGACGGAGTTCCGCGCATCGGAGAAGAAGGCACCGTCCGGGCTCTCGTCGCCCCCCCACTGCACACCGTGATTTGACGCGGTCATCATGGCGGCACGAATCGCCCGAGCGGACTGCGGATCGACGGGGCCGTAGGTCGGGACGGCGAGGAGTAGCTTCACGCTTGACAACCGTGGTACACTGGAGACATGAATGGATTTGAGAAAGCGCTTGAGGATGTCGTACTCTGGCCCGTATACGCCATGTTCATCGCGGGCTGGCTTGCCGGGGCTGGGGCCGTGTATGTCATTGGTGAACGGATAGTTACCTGCGAGCTGAAGCCGTGGCTCCGTAGCCGCCGCGACCGGCCAGCGTCTTAGCCAGCAGGTCCGCCAGCGTCGATCCGCCGAGGCTTGCCCCGGCCACGGTAGACACGCCGGCCGGAGCGGGTCCGCCCATCAATTCCGCGATCCCGGCATCCTGCCCCTGCCGGTTGCTCGCCACATCCGCCCAATCGAAGCCGCCGCTCTGGAAGAAGGGCTTCCCGGCGAGCTTTTGGAGCGAGCCCGCGAAAGCCTCGTTGCCCAGGCCGAGCAGATCCACCACGTTCGCGGCCATGTGTGGCGGCAGCACCTTGCCCGCCAGCTTCGTCAGGTTCTTGCTCGTGTTGACGTGCGCGTCCGCGTTCTCGTCCATCATGCCGCCCGCGGTCTGCCCGCCGACGACATCCGCGAACTCGGCGAGCTTCCCGCGCATTTTCGTGTACGGGTCGCGCACGCCCTTCTGGAGAAGATCAGCGAGCGTCATCGCCGAGGCCCAACGTGAGAGGCTGCTTCTTCGCCTGACGCTCGGCCCACAACTGCAACACGACGGGAGCGGCCCTCTTCACGACCTGCCAAACCTTCAACCACATTACGCAGACTCGCCTTTCTTGCCCTCGTAGTCTGAGGAGCACACATCGCCCCGCTGCCAGAAGAAGTGTCCGAAGAGGACGCCCACCGCGGCACACACCCACGTGGACATGAAACCCCACGCCAACATCACGCCGATTGCGAAGCCGAAGCCCATTGGCACGAGAGGCCGTCTGTTCAGCCGCCAGATGGACTCACTGATTGTGTCCTGCGGATGTTCATTGATGAGCGTGTAGACTTCGTAGAGCAGCACGCCCAGCGTGGCGATGAATATGGGCCGCGGCAGCACCGCGTACATGAACCAAACGAGGCCGAGCAGCATCACACCGGCGACGACTCCGGTAGACAGAGACTTCCCGCTAGGCAGCTTCACAGGAAGCTTCACGGAACCTCCAAATCGACACAGGACGCGGGTACCTTCTCGCTACACACGCGCAGAAGGCCGCGCCCCTCGACCTTGCAGAAGTACGGATTGCCCTTGAAGCCGGGCCAGATTTCCAGGTTGCGATTCGTTCCGCGGATCACTTCCCACTGCGGCGTACCGATCAGCGGCTCAGCGCACGCCGCACCATCTTCACCGCCGTCCACGCCAAGATCGCACCAGCGACGGCCACACAGACCAGCAGGGGTGCCGTCTTCCTTGACACCGTAGTAGTACTCGAACGTGACATCAGCATACCTCGAAGCATCGATACGGATGCGGGCTTTCGCCCGGAGCCGCTGCGGGTCTGGTGCCAGGCGGCATACTGGAGCCGGAGCCGGCGTAGGGGCCGGCGTCGCGGCCAGAATCACCGTGTCGCCCGCATATGCGTTCGCCGCGTCCCACACCTTGCCGCGAGCGTGGTTGATGATGTGATAACCCTCGCCCCGGCCGGCCTCGTTGACGATCTGCAACTCGTGCGAGCCCATGGCCCAGGCGCAGTAGCCCTTGCTCACCAGTTCAGCGACGACGAGGCGATAGAACAGCGCAGCGTTGGCCGAGCCCTGCGTGGCCCAATCGGCGATCAGATCGTCCACGAACAACTCAGGCCAGTCAGCGCGCACAACGCCTACAGCCGCGTCCACGGCTTCCGCTCGGGTGGCCGCTACTCTACCAAGCCCAGGTCCCCAGGAGGGGGTGACACACGCAGCCGGCAGGGGCGGCGGCGGTGTCGGGGACGGGGTGGGAGTGGGCACAGGAGTCGGAGGTACCGTGGGCGCGGGTGTAGGGGTTGGATCTTGCGGACCGTAGTTGTACCAGAGCCCGCCGACGCACACCCAGCCCGGGCCGGGGTTCGGCGTGCTGCACGGCTTCGTGACGATCGCGCAGTCGATAAGGAGGAGCGAAAGGACGACGGCGAGCAATTTCTTCATTTGGGGTCGAACTCCACGTGGATGTGTTCGTTGTCCTTACCCTCAGCTTCGAGGATCACATCGAAGTCGGAGCCGAGCACCGTCTTGAGCCGCTGCAAAGTGCCCTTCTTGTCGAACATGCCCTTGCTGCGGATGTCGAGGGCCAGTCCGTCGTAGTGCTTCGACGCCCGCATATGTGTGCCGTCAACCCCGCTCGTGATGACGACGAAGGGGAGCAGCTCGCGTATGCACTGGAGCATCCATGCGGGGGCGAAGTTCGCGTGAAGCCGGGCACTGGACTTGAGAGAGATCACTTCGACACCCACGCGCTGATGATGCCGATAATGGCCGCACCCATAAGCCCGAAGCCGGCGCTAATGAGGCGTTCCTGAACCGTGAGCCTCACTACGCGCACGGTGAGATCGTCCACCTTCATCTCCAGCCTATCGAGCCTGTTGACGATCATGTCTAGGACCTTGTCCTCCATCACGCGGCCTGCTGAATTCGGACCTTGCCGGTCCAGTACGCCCAGTACAGCCGCCAGACGCGGGGGAGCAGAAGCTCCGCCCAGGTCACGTCCGCGGGCTTGTAGCTGGTACTGCCACAGGGGCAGACGTCTCCCGTCTTCACCATCTTCAGCTCATGAAGCACGGTGAACACGCGAGAGCAAATGCGACAACGGTAGAAAGGAAATCGGTTTGCGTAGTCAAGAATGATCACAGCCGCGCCTCCCACTGCAAGAAGTATACCACAGGTGGCACGCCTTTGTCAAGCAAAAAGCGTGCCACCTGTATGTTGTTGGCTTTACAGGGCGCGAATGAACACCTTCTTGGTCACGGCCGTGGTGACGGTCGTGCCAGCGACGGTTTCGAGCAGGTACGCGGCGTGAACGACTCCGCCGGTCGGGGCGGTGATGTCCGCGACAAGGTGAACGACGGAGGCCGCGGTCTTAAGCGAGCTGCCCGCAGGCATCGTCACGTTCGTGGTGCCGTTGATGATCTTCGTGGCGCTGTGGTAGCCGTAGGTCTGAACGCGGAAGTAGCCCGTGTCCTCGGGCGCATCGAGAGAGACGCCAACGAACAGGCCGAGGGTCGCCGCAGCGGCGAGGGTCACTCGGTTGCCGTCCGGGGAGGCAACGTCGAGCACGACGGAGTCACCGGCCGCGAAAGCGGCGCCGCGGACGTTCTTGAAAACGCCGAAAGCCCACTCTTTGCGATCCCGGTTAAGCGATGGGAACTGCATATTCGTAGTACCTGAAAGGCTGCTGAGGGAGTGCCCCGGCCGGCGCAGCGATACCGGCCGAGGCGAGAGCCTGCTGGCTCAGTGTGAGCGCAGGTTACGAAGAGGCGTCGTTCTTCAGTCCGCCCGTGACGCCGTTCTTCCGGCGGTTGTCCGTGAAGGACACGCCCTGCCAGAGAATCAAGTTCGTCTTGGCGTCCTGATCGGTCGGCTTCTGGAAGCCCTGGGGCTCGAAGTCGGCCTCACCGTCGTACTTGATGCCGAGGGTCTTGGTGTTCAGCGAGTACAGGGTGCTCTTCGCACCGCTCGCCACGGTCACGGTGTTCGTGTACGCGTCGGGCACGAACTCGTCCCACACGACGGGCTTCCCGCGGAGCGTGAAGTTATCGAAGGGGATATCCGCGGTCTTGATCGAAGTGTTCTGGTAGAACGACGCCAGAGCGCGCTCGATCAGCTCGTAGCCGAGCTGGTCGGCGACGTGCAGGTCGGGTCCGCCACCGGGGCCCTTGCCGCAGTTGTTGATCTGGTTGCGGAGGGCGTTGAGGATGGTCGCGTAGGTCGTGAGAGCCGACGCGTCCTTCACCTGGTTGCGCCAGAACGAGTAGGTGCTCTGGTTGATGTTGCCGATGCTGTCCGACGTGGCGTTGTCGTAACGCACGAGCGAGGGGAGCGGCTCGATGAAGACGGAGCCGTTCGCCGGGGACACGTACTGATCGTACAGGTTCCCGCCGTTGACGCCGTTGCCCTGGAGGAAGGCGCGGCCGAACTTGTCCTCGATGCCGAGGACGGCCTGCTTCGTCTTGGCCTTCAGGAGATTGAGGATGCGCTTGTCGCCCTTGTTCTTGCGCTCTTCGATACCGGAGATCGTGACGGATCCGGCCATCTGGCCCCACTCGTAGAAGGCGCTCGTGATGCCGTCCACGGGGGTAGTGTCGAGCACGTCGTAGCCGGCGTAGGAATCCGCCCGGCCCAGCTCGTGCATGAGGGGGATCTGCACGCGGTCGCCGCCGCCGTCTTCCTCATACAGCTTGTTCTTCTTCATGATGTAGTACAGGAGGACGTTGTTGGTGGAGATCTGATCCTTCAGCTCACGCTTGATGTTGAAAAGCGTGGTCGAGAGTACGGCGTCGTACGACAGAGTCAGGGAGGAGGGAACGGCCATTGGAGACTATCCTTTCAGTACTTGTAGCGCTGGCCCCGCTTCGCCGCCTCGAACGCGCGATCCATCGCGCTGTTCAGGTCTGCGGCGGGCGGCGGGGTTGCAGAAAAGTTCCCTTTCGGGGTCGCACGTGGGCCGGCGCTTGTGGCGGCAGCTCGTGCAGAGTCGATCATGCGGTCACTGGTGGCCCGCGCGTCCTTCGCGCGGTTCGCCCGAGCGGTGGCGAGTTCGTAGAGATCGTCGAGACGTTCGAGAGTCCACACGCCATCCTTCGGCGTGTAGTTCCCGGCGAGCTGCATCATGATGGGCTGAAACTTCTCGTAGTCCGGATGCTTCGCCTTGAACGCCTGAAGCGTCGCCGCGCTCTCGCGCTGAACGCTCTCACGCTTCACCGTCTCCAGCATCTCCTGCACCGGAGTGAGGGCAGACTTGGTGTGCGTGCTCAACATCTCCTGAAGGATCGGAAAGAGCTGCTGTGTGATGCCCTCACCGAACACTGACCTCAGCTTCTCCGCGGTCGCTGCCGTCGGGTCCGCCTGAGCCACTTCCTTCGCCTCGGCTATCGAGAGCCCGAGTTCCTTCGCCATCTGCCGCACAGCCGCGCCCGGGTCCGATTGAATAGCGCGCAGGAGGTTGAGTCCACCCTCCAGCTCTTTCCGCTCGGCGGCGAGAGACTGGGTTTTCCGGGTGTACGCTCCCTGCATCGCCTTGCGAACCGCGGCGGGGTCGCCGGCAGCAACCAACTGATCGAACTCTTCCTGAGAGAAGAACTCGCCTTCGGCAGCGGATGCGTCGTCAGCGGTAGGGTCTGCCTGTCCCTGGTCCGCCCCATCCTGCGCTTGCGTGTCGTCACCGGCGGTCGTGTCGAGTGCCTGTTCGGCTTGCTCGAACGACTCGTCGATGACCGTCTCCAACGCCATCTTCACGTCTCCTTCAGCCGGCGCATTTCCTCGGCGAGATGCCGAGCAGGCCGGAAACTTAGAAATGACCACCCATGAGCAGCTCTTCGATCTTCCGGTTCATCATCGGGTGACGAACCTGAGGAGCTGATGCGGGGTCAACGAGTGTCTGTAGTCCGGGGGGTGCAGCGGGAAGCAGCGGCGCAGCAGCGGGCTGAGGCCGAAGGCCCATGCCCGGTAGCACACCGTTCCCTTGAGGAGCAGCCGCGGGAGCCGCACCGCCACCGGCGGCACTTCCCCATCCGCCGGCACCGCCCCACATCAGCCCGCCTCCCTTGAGGAGCCGCGCGGCCCCGCCCACGCCCTGCGTGCGCGAGTCGCCCGTCACCTTGAATTCCTTCGCCCGGGCGCCGGCTTCCGGCGTGCCCAGGTTGAACATGTCCGAGACGCGACCCCACACGCCCGAGCTGACGAGATCAGCCAAGCCCTCAGGGGCCGCGGGGGCACCGATGCCGCCGCCGGCCGGGCTACCGATCCCCCCACCACCCCCGCCGCCACCGGCCCGCGGGTCGCTCGCGCTGATGCAGCCATTTAAGCCGTGTGCTGTCATGCCGTCCGGACAGTTGTCCGGCTGCTCAACGCACGCGCCCCCGGAGCCCTCCTTGCGCGAGCGGTACGGCATCTCCGGCGGGCACCCCGAGTCCAGGTGCTTCCGATCCGCGGCGCTCTGCTCCTTTGCCTGTTCGGCCGTGCGTATGCCGAGGCGAACGTCCTCTGCTTCCCTCTCGGCCAGCTCCCTCTCGGCCTTGCCGTAATCAGGCATTCGTTACCTCAGGCCCGCAACAAGGTTGCAGGGGTGTTCTAGCGAAGAGGGCTCGCAGAGCTTCCTTGCCGGCGGCGATGCCGCGGAGCAACGAGCTGCTCCTGCAAGGGCTGCAAAGCCAATGGCCACAGCGATCGCAAAAGCGAATGTCATCGGTGTACGTGCAGATGTGACAGCGTCCACGAAGCTCTTCGTACATCCGGCGAAAAAAAGGGGTTAGTACTCTGTAATGTTCGAGTTACGGGGCTTCTGAAACTCGCAGTTTCGCTCTTTCAGGAGCTTTTCGTGCTGCCTGAACGAAGTCACGGCCGGGTTGCCCTCCAGCCGCTCGTCGTAGAAGTACACCCGGTCCGTCCCGATGGCCGTGAACGTCGGCCGGCCGTGCCCCCCGCTGCAGAAGGGCCAGGAGCCGACGAAGAGCGGTACGCCGCACGAAGGGCAGGGCTCCGACGCGGTGGAGTCTGGGCTCACTGATTCCGCCGGCCCTGCCTGATGCGCGTTTTCGCTCTTCATCTAGACGCATTATACCACAATATGCAGTGGTTGTCAAGCGAAAACTGCGTATTCGTTGTGGCCGATTCACTGGCCGGTGTTACTGTCGTCGACTCAAGGACTTACGGGGCGGTTGGCGCGGCCATCTGGCCGGTTATCGCATTCGCCTGCTGCTCGGCGCTCGGTGGACCGCTAGGGCCTTCTCCGCCCGGCCCGGGTCCACCCTGAGGCGGGCCACCCGGAGCCACGCCCATGCTCATCGCCACCTGCTGCATAATCTGGCCGGTGAGTACACCAATCATCGCCTGCTTGATGTCGTTCAGGTCGCGGTTGGAGCGGAGCCCGTAGAATTGCAGCGTGCGCCGCAACATCGTGTCGCTGGATGCGAGCACCTGCATGAGCTGCGGATTGCTGAAGAGAGAGAGCACCTGATTCCACTGCTCGCGGCGTCGGTCCTCGCTGTCCGGGGCGATGGACTCGATGTCGATTTCGACACCAAAATCCATGTCTCCGATTTCCTTCGCCTGCACGAGCTGCCACGTCTGCGCGACAGCCATCGACTCCTCCATTGCGGTTGGCGAGGAGGGGTCCACCTGCGTCTTGATCACGAAATCAAGGGACAGCCGGTCGCGCGCCGTCTTCAGGATGAGCCAGACGATGCGGGACAGCCAGCCGGCCACGATCTCTCGCGCGAACGTCTCGCGGTGCTTCATGTTCGTGTCGATGATTGACGCCTGGGTCGCGGTGTCGCTCTCAGCCACACCCTGCGCTTCCCCGCCGATGCCGAGTATGCGAGAGAAATCCGCTTGCGACTGCGGCACGGCCTGCATCGCCGCGGAACCGAGCTGCGCATCCTCAATCGGACGGAGAGCACCGGCCACGTTCTCGATGACAACCTGCCCGTCGATAGGCGGGCCGGTCAGCTTGTCGATCTCGACCGCCTCCATCCCACCGGCTCGCATCGCGTAGCGTCGGACGAAGCGGCGACGGTGCGACTTCATCATGTTCCGCGCTTCGTTCATTTCGAGCTGCGGGCTCACGCCGCCCGCGAGCCAAGGCATCGGCAACGCGGAGTCGAGTAGCTCGTGGAACTTCAGCATAGCAAGCGGTAGGTACTCGAACGGCTCGTTTTCGAGCAGGAAGTAGCATCCGTCCTCACGGAAGACGTGCCGCATCTTCGTGCGTAGATCCCAAAAGCGCCAAACCTTGTGCATCCCCATCTTCGCGGCGTCCTCGTCATCCTCGTCACCGTTCGAGACTCGGCTCTCCGGGTGCTGGTAGTCGCCGCCGGGCTTGATCTCGTCGAGTGCCTCGGGGTTATAGAACGCGTTCCTCTTCAAGTCCGAAGGCCACGCCCAGTCGTAATAGGCTACCCAGTCGTTCCGGTGCAGGAGGTTGTGCGACACTGCCGGGAAGCGGAAGTGCTTCGCCGGGATGCGCTTGACGAAGAGCAGCTCGCTCTCGATGATCGTCGCTGGCTGGAGCACGGGGCCGTTCTCGTCCGTCAGCGCCCCACCCTTCTCGTCGAGCGCGGGCTTGCCTACGTTCGGATTCTCGATCGGGTTCGCGCTGTAGCCGACTTCCACGACACCGAATCGGTAAAGCGACTCCTTCGTCGCAAGCAGTGTCTCCTCGCGAAACGCCGTGTCAGGGTCGTGGATGAAGTGGTTCGCGATCTCCTCAATGAGCTTCGCACGGTCATCGAGGTTCGCGCCCAAGTCGTCCGCACGGCCCGGCCGCATCGAGACATGGACGCGGGGTCGCTGGTACATCAGCTGTGGGAGGCGCACTTCGACCGCGGGGAAGAACTGGTTCAGGATGTAGTAGTCGTCACCCTGATCGCCCGACTCTTGCTGCCCGGCGTAGAACTCCTCCAGCGTGTCGCAGTTGAACTTCTCCTCCCAATCCGCGTGCGTCTGCCCGGAGTCGGTGAGGCGCTTCACCAACTGCTTGAGGCGCTTCTTCTGCGCTTCCTGGTCGTCGGTGGCCTCAAGTGGGGCCTCCTCCTGCTGCGGTTCGGGGGTTTCCTGCTCGTAAGCCATGCTTATCTCCGTGCCCACTGCCGGGCGAGGGAATCGAGGCGCGCCCGACGAGCGAGCTGCTTGTGCAGACCACCCTTCCGGGCCGCGACCATTGCTGCCTTGACGGCGTTGAACGACCCGGCGGGCGCCTGCTTTGAAACTTCGATGAATCCGGGCGCGCGAGAGGCGATGAAGTAGCGGAGCGTATCGTAGGCATGGTCCGGAATCGTGTCTACGCGCTCCTCACTGAAAATCGGCTTTCCCAGGTGAGTGCCGACCTTTTCTCGACGCTGTGCGTTCGTCTGGAGGCTCAGATTTTCGACTCCGAGCGGATATCGATCGGTTTTGCGGATGAAGTAGAGCCGCGGAGCGCCTAATTTGCCCGTTACAGGGTGTTTCCGGTTCGGGTCGATGCGCAGATACTCGTTGATGCGGTTCCGAGTGCCCATTTCGTCGTTGTCGGCCTTCTCCCAAAAGATCGCGGTGCGCTTGTCGCCCATACTCACGTCCGCGTACTCGTCCGCGACACTCCACAGGTCGCCTTTGTGCTGCTCCTTGCGGAAAATCGAGGGGTCAGCGAGCTGGCGCATGTAGGATTCGGGCCGCTCGGTGAACACACCGCTCAACTGCGCGATGGCATGCCTGTGCGTGCTGATGGAGGGCAGCGCGGCGTAGTACTCGCGGTACGCGAACACGTTCCCGAACTTGTCCACCGCCCACCAGACACAGCACGTTGGAGCAGTGTCGCCGTGGTCAAAGGTCCGATGTAGAGTGCATTCGCTAAGGAGCTGTTGAACGAAGCCGGGATCTCCGTCGAGGATCGAGAGCTGGCTGATTTCATGGATTTGACCTTCGGGAATCCCCCACTCCCCGCGCCGATAGCGCTTCTGGAAGCTCTCGTCCTGCGTCATGAGCTGCTTGAGCGCAGCTTTCGCAAGGAACTTGTTCGAGTCGGACGACATCGTGATCATCCGGTAGCCCTGCTCCTTGTAGGAAGGTAGCGGCTCAGCCGTGTTCGGGTCGAGGCCAGGGCTCCGGTCGTGATCGGGGCTCTCCGGATGGAAGCGTCGGTAGATCCAGTGCAGCTCGTTGTCCGGGTTGCACGCGATGATCATGAACGGTGGCACTGAAACGCGCCCGTCTTCGCCCGTACACTCCTCCGTGAGCCACTTCGGGATCTTCGCCTGATCCCACCGGCCGAGACGCGAGGAAAGCAAGTCGAAAACTTCCTCGCTCAGCTCCTCAGCTTGGTCGAGAAACACCCCGTTGATCTCCAGCCCGCGGATGACAGTCGCTACTTCCGGGTCATCGAAATAGAGCCAGTAGATTTCCGACCCGTTGTTCAGCCGTAGGATCTTCTCAGTATCGGCGCGGCGTCCGAAGGGGTGGTACGCCGCCGGTGGACAGAGCTTGAAGAACGTTTGCATTGTCGTCTTCTGCAACTCGGTCCAGCGACGCCGGCCAATCACCCATCGAGAGCCGGGAAAGACATCCGCCAGCCACAAGATTTTCAGACACCCGACGAAGGACTTCGCGGAGCCAAAGCCGCCGGAAAGACACAGGGGCGTGGGACCCCATTCAAAGCCCTCCTTCTGCTGCGGAGAAGCCCAAGCGAGCTGAGTTGTTTTCGTGACTGGAGCGAGCTGTGTCGCCGAGCGGATCGATTTGTAATTTGAGGGCAAATCAGTGTGCGCGTGGGAGGTGGTCCAGATGCGACTTCACGACGTTGAGCACCTGCTCCTGTGTCACATCTCCCATGGTCCACAGCACGACTGCGATCCGGAGACACGCCTCGGCAGCGACCGTCCCTGTCTTCCCCCTCATCAAGTCGACCATGTCGGCGGCCAGCTCAGAAATCTCATCCTCTTGCGCGTCGCTGAGTCTCCCCACTTCGCTCATAGCTTCCTCACAGGAACGCGCGTGCCCTTGGGCAGCGCGAAAATTGGCACGAGTGCGGGCGGCTGGTTGGATGTCGCGCTCACCTGACTGATCTCGTCGGCCATCTCGATAGCTCGCAGGCTGATTGCCGGGTTGGCGTTCTTGGCGAGCAGGGCCAATCGCTCGGCCCGGGCCTGGACGCTCAGGTTCTTGATGAGGTGGGCGCGGTAGAGTTCCCGCTCCTTCCCCTGCTTCTCCACATCACTGGGCTTCATGCCCTCGGCGTCCCGGATCTCGGCGACCTGCTGCCGAGCGACCCCTGTCGTCTCCTCGATTGCGGTTAGGGACTGGCCCTCGGCGAGCATCAAGACGATCAGGTCGCGCAGGCCCTCGTCGAACCGCGGGCGACGCGCCGGCACGTCGGCCGGCTCCCCGTCGTCGCTGGGGTCAATCGGTGCTTCGTACGGCGGCTCGTCTGGATCTGGTGCCAACACCCCTTCTCCTTTCTATCCTCATCCCCTGACAACGTCCGATTATACCACAGAAGAATGCGAATGTCAAGCAGAAAATGCATTAATAGAAAAATACCCCGAGCGCCCGGCGGGCGCGAGGCCGCTTCGGGGTGGGCCCCCCCCAGGGCGAGGCCCGGGGTAGGACGGCTCCAGCGGGCACGGGGCCCGGGGTGAGAGCTGGGCCGAGGCAGATGCGGCCCGGTTGGCCCGGCAAGTGTTAACTTCTTGCCTATCAACAATATAAAAGGACCCCCGTCCGGGGTAGGGAGGCTCCTGCGGGTCAAGGCTCCCCCGTCCCCTCCCCCCGGGGGGCCCCATTCGGCCTCCCGTCCCCCCTATCCCCTTGCCGCTCAATCACTTGCGTATGCACAGTGCTTGCGACCCATGCGAGGTCGTAATCACAAATCCGACGGCGAAGCCCTACGAGGCGAGTCCTGTAGACGCTCTACAGGAGGGTGGGCTAACGCCTTGCCTATCAATAGCATAGGCGGACGCTGCGTACGCAGAGGGCCAAGCGTATGCGCGTAAGCATAGGCGTATGCAGGGGATAAGGCATAGGGCATAGGGCGAGGGCAAAGGCCGCGGGAGAGAACAGGCGAATCATACGCATTTGCCTGTTGACACCGGGGGGCATATGGCCTATTCTCCATATGCGCATCGACGCGCGAGGAGGAGAGATGGCCTACAACGGCAAGACACAGAAGACGCGGCAGGGGAAGTGCATACCCTGCGGCGGGGAAATCAAATGGATACGGGTCGACGGTCGCTGGACGCTGTTCGACAAGGACGCGACCACAAAGCACGTATGCGCGCCGAAGCCCGGGCCCGAGCCGGAGGCGAAGCCGGAGCCCGCGCCGGAAGCGCCGGAGACGCCAGAACCACAGCTGGACAAAAGGCAGGTGAAAGCACGGTGGCTTGACGACGACAACCTTGCCGGCCACATTGCGGATATCGATACAAAGCTAGGACTTCTCCAGCAGGACGTGGACGGGCTCAAGAATCACAGCGGCGGAGAGTACCGCTTTAACGCGCTCCCACCTGTGGGCAAGATCGTCAAGGCTGATGGACATTCGATGATGCCCGAACTTCTGCGGGCACTCGCGGCAGACCAGCCTGCAATGCTCTTCGGTGAGCCCGGTACGGGCAAGAGCGAGGCTGTACGCGTTGCGGCTCGTGCGCTTGGCCAGCCGTGCACCGAGATAACCCTCGGACCCGCGGACACGCCGTCACGCATCATCGGGTACCGCAATCCCACGACAGACAACTACGTCGAAACGGACTTCATCAAGGGGTGGCGCGAGGGGCACGTGTTGCTGATCGACGAAGTGTGTATCGCAGCACCTGCAGTCCTAACGATCCTCAATCCGGCTTTCGGTGGTGACGGCTCCACGTTCTCAACTCCCGGTGGGATGCTCCCACGACACCCGAATACACGGCTCGTGATTGCGGACAACACGAACGGGCTTGGGCAGGCCGCTTCCTACCCGACGCGTCGAGCACTCGACATCTCCTTCCGCGCCCGGTTCATCTTCCTCGAATGGTCCGAAGACAAAGCGCTTACGAAGGCCATCACAGAGCAGATACTTCGCGACCGTGCAGAGGAAGCCGTCACGTTGATTAACGAGTTCCGGACCGCGCAAAAGCAGGACGAGAACATGATCCCGCGCACCGTCACGCTGCGCATGCTGTACGCCGCGGCGCGACTCATGGCGTGCGATCCGAGACTCAACCCGACAACGGCTGTGAAGAAAGCGGCCACGCGATGATCACGACACATAAAATTGGGTACGGCTCGACTGTACTTTACCGCGCGACCGCGTCGGAAGCACTTAGGCACGCGGTAGAGCAGCCACATAATCACAATATTGGCTATAGTTCACGAACGCATGCGCCGAGTATGGCGTGGGACGAGAATCGCGGATTCGACGGCGCGGTTAAGGACGCCATGGAGGGTGTCGAAATCAGCCACGACGAACAAATCGTGGTTGAGGCGCTCATTCGCAGACAACGAGAACTCCAGCAAGCCGAAGACTACCAATACATCGCGGACCCGGCCCTGGCTGTAGACATAGATCCTGTGCTGGCCTTGCAGGGAGACCCCGATTGTTGGGTTGGCATGGCCCCGTCCGATGTTGCTACGACGCGTGCGCAGGCTCAAGGTGTCGTCGTGGTCGCCCTACACAACTGGGATTGGATGGTACCTGCGACCACGATCCGGCGTGCGGGCTTCAATGCGTTCGCACTCTGGCGCGGGCTCGTCTCGCTCGGCATACCCGCCCAGCTGTACGTAGGTCGTGCTACGAGGCATGGCGGCCGATACAACATGCTGTCTCTTGTCGATCTGACAGGGCTATCACTGCCCGTGATAGCTGCACATCTCAGTCCCGCATGGTTCCGCCGCATCCACTTCGGTATCCAGGAACACGTCGAGGGACGAACAGGGATGCCGGTCGCAGCAACCACGTCCTACGGCTCACAGTACTCCCCCGAACAGGCATCCAACATGCTCAGCGCGCTCGGGATTCCGCGCTCGATCGTGATGAATGATTCGGGTTACTGTCTTGAGCAGAGACTTCGGAAGGCCCTATGTCAGTAATAATCGGAACGGCGAAAGTCGTTTACGGGCCCAGGATTCAGAGCAAAGACACGGGCTTCATGCGCGCGGACGGCACCGTATTGATGTGCAAATCTGCAATGACGCCGCTTGTGACCGCACGCCGCGTCCGCGCGACGTACTGTCCGCCTGAGCTTGGGCTTAGAACTATGCCAACGCGCGTATCGAACGGTATCGCGCAAACGGCTGATCCCACTTTCACCGCTATCGCTCACCACGCGAACATTCCCGGGGACACCCCGCTAGATTTTGCATCATGGTGCGCGCAGATATTCGCGCCAGACGACGGCAAAGAACACGCCTATCACGCGGTGATGACAGTAGACGGTGACGTCTATCTCATCGAAACGGGCGTGGGCAGCGTGTGCGCGGTAGTACCGGACTGGACACAGCTACTGATCGCCGAGCCCGACGTCACAAAATGGGAGTGGGTTCTGTCCATGCATACACATCCGGGAGGCACGGCGCCTTCGCAGCAGGACAAGTACGGCGCGTGGGCACAAGACGAAGACATGACCGCATGCGGATTTACCGGCATGTCTCAATACGCGACGCTCAACATGTCATCTCGCGCAGCTGAACCTTACGACCCCGAACAACCGCCACAAGGTACGGGCGACATAATCGCGATCCTTCCTCTCGACATGCCGAAGGACATGCTTGACAAGCTGATCAAAGCGCTAGGCGGGGAGAACGGGGGCGAAGACGAGAACCCCGAGGGCGAGGGCGAGGATTACCAGGATGAACACGGGGGCAAGCCCGACCCCGACGAGGCAAAGAACCAAGACGACAAGCGGCACGAGAGCCCGGACGGGTTCGCCTTCGACTAAGCGAATGCGCTTGACACGCGTGCTATACTAGAATAGGAGACAATGCGAATGGCGAAACTGGCCGATCTACCCACCGCGCAGCGATTCAAGCTCGATCACATCATCGGCATGTTGTTATCGAAGACCGTAGACGACGCTGGCGTCTGCACTCGGGCCTACGTGCGCATCTGGGACACGAACGATCGCGTAATGGTGCGCATCGAAGGCCGCGAGTTTCCCGGGATGAGGAAAAGGGACGTCGATTGGAGCCCGGGCACGAGCGTCGAGCCCATCTCCATCGTCGAGTTCCAGTCGATCAGTCAGCGCCGGCCCCCGGACCTTGGCGTGATCCCGCGTATTGAGGTACCCGACGAGCCCGCACCCACGGACGAACTTGCCCCGGAACGCATACGACGCGAAGACGTTGAACTCGTTGTAGTGGAAGAGGTTACGGTCACGCCCGCGGTGCGCAAGCCCAAGAAGATCCGGCCCGCCCCGAAGCTCGTGTCCTCCGCGCCGCATACGAGTGTGATCGAGAAGACGATAGCGCAGGGCCGGATCTGTATCTGCGGTTGCGGGGAAGTTGTCGAAAAGACGCTCAAGCGCGGGCACTACATGCGCCTACGCAATTGGGCCGACGACCTACGCCGCGGGAAACTTCAGCAGTCCGACATACCGAAGGGTGCGCTCATGCACATGCTCGAAAAGGGGATGATCTAATGCGCTACTACGTATACGAAGTGCTTATCTACGTTCTGTCCATAGCTGCGATGGCTTCAGGCGTGAGTTTCATCATGGCCGTGATATCCGGGCGCGCATGGTGGGCCATGCTCTCTGCGCTCGCGTCGCTGCTGATCGCCTTTGCCATTCTGGAAGCAGACCAGAGAGCGAGCTTCTCGTGACGTGGTTGTTGACATGGTACTGCGCGTGTCTTCTCTGCTGCGGGAAGACAGACGGTATCACCGCAGCGGGCACACGCGCGAAGGCTAACTGGACGATCGCGTGCCCCCGCTCTCTCCCGCTCGGGACGCTGCTGGAAATCGACGGCGAGTGGCGCATGTGCCTCGATAGAGGGGGCGCCATACGAGGCAAACGGCTGGACGTGTTCGTCAACTCGCACAAAGAAGCGCTGAAGCTCGGCACACGACGCGCGGTAGTGGAGGTGGTGCGATGACTCACTGCCCTTCAGGACGCGGATTGAGGCGGACACGCTGCGCCGATTGCCGGCGCGCTGCGGCCCGTGTCCGCATGCGTAGGCTTCGTGCGCGCGGTGGATCGGCTAAGTGCGCAACGCTCGTGCGGTGGGGTCCGAGAGCGGAAGCGGAGTCGGCTCACCGCCCTTGCCACATGTGCGGCCGACCCCCTGTCTTCGATCAAGTGTGCTGTGCATGACACCACGTTCGCTTGGCCTAGCGTTCGACGACTGGCGACCGAAGCAACTCGACGCCGTGTTTGAGATTGCCTCGCACATGCCCGGGCTCGTCGCGCACTCGGGGCCGACAGGATCCGGGAAGAGCCTCACTGCGCTCGGCGCGGCAACCCTGCGCGGTGGCCGCTTCGCCTACCTTACTGCGACGAAGGGCTTGCAGGATCAGATACGAGCGGACTTCCCTCACGTCGTGGACATGCGCGGGCAAGCAAACTACCTGTGCGACCTTGAGAAGCCCGCAAAGGTCACGAGTGATCAGGCGGTATGTCGCTTCGGTGTGCAGTGCGCGCTTAAAGGCTCTGGCTGTGCGTACTTCGCCGCGTACCGCAACGCATCAGCTAACAGCATGACGACGAACTACGCGTGCTGGCTAAATGCATACGAGCATGGCCTAGGATTCGGAGCGTTCGACACGCTCATCCTTGATGAAGCACATGCGGTGCCTGAAGAGCTGTCGCGCTTCTACACTGCGGAAATTCCCGACTGGGCGTTCGCCGCATACTTGACCCGCGAAGCTGGCGTACAGCTACGAGCCGGCGAGCTGGGTCGGAGCCTTCGCCCCGCGCTTGAAGAGACGAGCCGGGTGCTCAAGCAAAAGCAAGTCGATACGCTTGCAGAAATGACGAAGCGTGGCCGGCAGCGCAGCATACTGCGCCGCTTGAAGGAGATAGACTCTCTCCTCAACACCGTGGCCCGCATGGCCGTCATATGCGTCGATCCTCAGAATTGGGTGCTGCAACCCGGGACTGCATACGAGCCTCTCCGCATTGTGCCCGTGCGGCCCTCGGCGCAGGCTCTCCTGCGGAACATTCCGGGTGTGCTGCTCTCCTCCGCGACACTCACACAGAAGACGCTCGACCTAATCGGCCTGGGGGCCGTGCACTGGACAAGCGCTGTGCCCGCATACGATCGAAAGCAGCGGCCAATCTACCTGATCCCTACTGCGAAGATGCGCTACGGGATGCCCGAGTCAGAGCGCGCGGTGCTCTTCACGCGACTCGATCAGGCTATACAAGCGCGGAAGGCTCTCAAAGGTGTCATTCACACAGGCAGCTACACGCTTGCGAAAGAGATCGCCGAGCGCAGCAAGCACCGAGCGTACTTCATCACACATGAGCGGGCAAACGCCGCAGCTCGCATACGACAGTTCAAAGACATGAAGGGGCCAGCCATACTCGTAAGTCCCGCAGTCACAACAGGTTGGAACTTTCCCGGCAAGGAGTGCGAATGGCAGATCATCGCGAAAGTGTCCTGGCCGAACCCGAACGATCCGGTGATTGCCGCGCGCACGAAGCTCGACGCGAACTATCCGGGCCACCTCGCGATGCAATCCCTCGTGCAAGCATGCGGACGCGGCAACCGCTTGCCCACGGATTACTGCGAGACGCTCGTGTTCGATGACACCGCCGAGCGACTGCTGCGACGATTCCGCGGATACGCGCCGGACTGGTTCCACGAAGCAGTTGAACGTCGCGCGGCTCTGCCCGCGCCGAGGAGGAGGTAAGCCCGTGGTCTACTACGACGCCTGGACCGGCATGATGGTCCCGGAGGAGTGGGAGCGAGACAGACTACGTAAAGGAGAGCAAATGAGGGAGTACGATAAGACGGAGCGGACGATACGGACGATGTTGTACACTGCCGTCATCGCGACCCTCATCGCGCTGCTGATCAGTTGCGCGTCCCCCACTGCGGCCGAGGAGTACGAAACGCTGTCCCCCTCGGGACAGTTCGCGTTGCGTGACGGGGACTGGGGGCTGCCTACCAACGAGCAGCGCATCTTCGCGGACTCTCGCTGGCTTGAAGTCCAGGAGTGTGTCGGCTTGAAGCACACACCGTCTCGCTTCCCTGTCATCCTCCGGAAAAACCTGGGGGGGCCCCTCATCGCCTACTTCGCCTCCGGGGGCATCTACGTCGGTGGCCTCTACCACCCGCGCACATCGATCGAAGTGCTCGGCGATCTTGAATTCAAACAGTCGTGGAAGCACGAGATGATGCACCTGCTGCTTGACGTGAAGACGGGCGACCCTGACGTGAAGCATACGCGCGGCGGGCTTGTCGAGTATGCGCCGGGACACTCGCAGGGGGCGGACTGGCTTCGGTGCTCAGCATGGTGAAGACCATCGCTGCTGCACTCTGTTTCTCGCTGATTGCGGCTCAGGCAATCGGCTCGAAGCGCGATCCGTACGAAGTGACGGTGTACCCGCGCATGGGCCTGCCGCCGCTCGGCGATCAGGTGCAGAACTACCACATCACGCTTCGCCTGAACGAGCCACTTACGGAAGCGAACTACTGCATCGGCGTCGAAGTGACGTGGCCGGACGGCACGCGCTCATCGCATGTGCAGGACTGCCCGCCCTTCGCCGAGTACATCGCGCAGGTGAGACGCTACACGGAATGCCGCGAGCAGGTCATCGTCTGCCCGAAGGACTACACCGTATGCGAGTTCGACTGTCCCGCGCCCTTCGATCTACAGCGCGAGTGGACGTTCGATACGAGGCGTATGAGGCACGCCTACGGCCCGGGACGTCACACGGTCTTCGTGAAGTTTCTACTGCCGGGCGGCAGAACGATGCTGCGCTCAGCGGACTGGCATGTTGCAGGTGAGGAGGAACGATGATCGACTTTCAAGAGATTGAAGCTAGCTACTCTCCGGCGGGATCGCTCGGCCAACGCTGCATCGAGATCTTCGGCCACGCGGTGAACGGCGTAAGACGGCTGAATGTCGGCTGTGGCGGACAGAAGTTCCCCGGCTGGATCAACGCCGACAAGGAGCTGCCATGGCTCATCGCGGAGGGCCGGGAGCAAGAACCGGATGTGCTGTGGGACATGGACTACTACCACGAGATACCACTTCCCCTTGAGTCCTTTGACGTGATACTCGCCTCGCATGTGCTGGAGCACGTCGCCGATCCTGTCGCCGTCGTCTTCCGGCTGCACACGTTACTGAAGCCGGGCGGGCGCCTTCTCGTGCTCGTGCCGAACGCTTGGTCCGACGTGGGCCTCTGTAACCCCTTCCACCGCAACTACTTCTCCATGCACTCGTTCGTCTACTACCGCAAGAGCACGTATGACCAGCCGGGAACGCCAGGCTATCACGCGAACGAGGGGCGCCCGATCGCGGACTGGGCGAGCGTCCAGGTGGCGATGGTGGACGAGTACGAGATCGCCGCGGTGTTAACGAAATGAGCGAACTCCTGATCGGTGCCGGCTCTTGTCGTGAGAAACTGATCGGCGTTCGCGACGGGCTCGTCTACATCTACCCGAGCGAGAACATGCCGCCGTGGCTACGCCTCACCACACTCGACAACAACGCCGACCACGCTCCGGATGTGCTCGCCGATCTGCGCGAGGCGCTCCCCTTCTCCGATGAGTGCTTCGACGAAATCCACGCCTACGAAGTGCTGGAGCATGTCGGGCAGCAGGGCGACTACATCGAGTTCTTCCGACTCTTCGGCGAGCTATGGCGCATACTCAAGCCGGGCGGACTCCTCCTCGCGAAGTGCCCGAGCTGGCGGGGCATGTGGGCCTGGGGCGACCCCTCGCATACGCGGGTGATCTCGTCGGGCACACTGACCTTCCTCGACCAGCGTGAGTACGAGAAGCAGGTGGGCAAGACTCCGATGAGCGACTTTCGTGGTATCTGGAAACGCTCATTCGAGACGATGTTCACGCAGGAAGATGGAGACACGCACTACTTCATTCTGAGGAAAGCATGATTCAGCTTCAGCTCGAAACCATCGGCGGCATATGCAACGCCGCGTGCCACTTCTGCCTCCTGCAAGATCGCAAGTACTACGCGAACCAGGGCGTGCCCACGGGCACGATGAGCATGGACCTGTACCGCAAGATCATCGACGAGGCGGTGGGCATACCTGAGATTTCACGGCTGACGCTCACGGGGTTGAGTGAGACGCTCCTCGACAATCAGCTTGAGGAGCGGATCGCATACGCGCGCCAAAAGCAGGCATCGTCTGCAGCGTACGCCTCCATCTGGCCCATCGACATCTACACGAACGGGCTTGCGCTCCGTCCTGATCGCTTCGACTCGCTCAAGGCAGCGGGGCTGACCGGTCTCAGCGTGTCACTCAACGCCGTGCGACCCGAGCAGCACACCGCCATCATGGGAATTAGGGCTTACGAACACATATGCCGAAATATCGACTACGCCATCATCACGGGTGGCGTACACGTCGAAGTGAAGGCCGTGGTGAACGGGGACGCCTTCACGACGAAGGACGCGGAGCAGTTCAACTCTCGCTGGCATCCGTATGCTGTGTGTGTCCATGAGGGCAATTGGGCCGGGGACAACCGCACCTTGCGGGCCTTCGACCCGAAGGAGCCCTGCCACCGTGCCATCGGCCAGCTTTACGTGACCTGGGAGGGCCGGGTGGGCATGTGCTGCTTCGACCCGCTCGCCAAAGCGAACTTTGGAGACCTCCGCACGCAGAGCATCAAAGAGGTGTACAATGCGCAGAGGTACGCGGACTTCCGCCAGGACCACGCGGAGGGCCGGGCTGACGCGCACGCCGTATGCGCCAAATGCACGCGTATCTGAGGAGGGTAGAGTCATGCTTGAGCTGATCATGTTCCTTGTCACCATGGCCGTCCTACACATCTGGGGCTGGAAGGGGGCCCTCATCGCTGCATGGTGCGCAGCGCTCATTCTGCGGGACTGACGTACCGGCCCCCCTCCCCGGGGGGCTTTTTTTTGTCTAACGCACTTTCCTCTTGACGCATTCGCATTTCCGTGTTACAATGGTTGCGTGAGGTGGGGACAACCCCCATCTGTCACGGGGTTTCACCGGGTTACTTGTGACCTTGCTCCTGTCCATACGGTAAGAGGCGGGCAGCATGCAGCTTCGGGTTGGCGGTTCTTCCTCTTACCGGAGGACGGACAAGCACAACCCGTCTTGCATTCTGCAGTCGGCTAACGAGTAGCAATTAGTGGGGAGTGGGGGAGCTACAACCGATATGGAAACGCGGAACATGACACCACAAAATAGCGTTAGGTGCGATTTCGCTTGACTTTGCGAATGCACATGTGGTACACTGTACCTATCATGAGCGCTGGACGCTCAGAGGAGGAAAGTAGATGTCGCTCTTCAATCCTAAGAACGCGCGCGTCGGCGGCAAGCTCGTGGACAACGTCGATGCCGATGTGACGTTCGAGACGGTGCTGTACGACTATAACGGGACCGTCGCGGTTCCCGTCCCCGCGATTCACCTGCACGGCGTCGTCACTGCCTCGCAGGATGAGTCGCTCCACGCCATCGGCTCGGAGTTCGACGAGTACTACTCCGCGGGCAAGGCCGAGGAGTTCGCGCCCACCGGGAAGTACTTCACGATCCGCAAGGAAGGCGCCCGCCTGTCCGATCAGAGCAAGGCCATGGCCTTGTTCGTCGCGCTGCAGAACTCGGGAATCCCCGAGGAGACGTTTGACGCTGAGGACGTGACCCTGTTCAACGGCAACTACAGCTTGACCCGCAAGCGGGAGACGCGGGAGTTCAAGAACAGGGCCGGGCAGAAGGAGACGAAGGAGTCGTCCATCCTGCTTCCTACCGCCGTCAACGAAGGCGTCAAGAAGGTGAAGAACAACGCGAAGGCGTACAACGGTGCGGCCAAGGACCGTGCCACTTCGATCGTGTCCGCGATCATCGCCGAGAAGGGCGTTGTCCCTTCCAGCCAGTTGGGCGCGATGGTCTTCAATAAGGTGTCGAAGGACAAGGACGCCCAGGCCATCGTCAAGGCGGCTATCGATCAGTCGTTCCTGGCCGCGGGCCCCTGGCAGTTCGAGAACGGAGTGCTTTCGTCGACGAACACGTAACAGGCCGAAACGGCGGGTGTAACCGCCGTCCGCGTGTTAGGCACGTGCTGAAGAGGGCCAAATGTTGAAGTCGATGAAAACGCTGTGGTTGAAAGCTCTCCGTAGCGGAAAGTACAAACAGGGAACGGGGACCTTGGAAACCACAGACGGTAAATACTGCTGTCTCGGAGTCCTCACGAAGATCGACGGGGGAGAGTGTGAGCACCACCACTACCTTGACCCGGATAGAGCAAAACGATTGCGTCTGCCGGGGCAAGTACAGCAAGACCTTGCTCAGATGAATGACAGGCGAGTCTCGTTCAGGGCGATCGCCAACTACATCAAGAAGAACCTGTGAAGACGCTTAAGCCCGTAGAGAAACGAATCGAGTGGTTTGGTGTGCGTATAGAAGCCCTACGTGAACGTGCTGAAGCCGCCGAGGCCGAAGTGGGGCGGCTCCGAGCCAAGAACGTTGATCTGGGGGGTGGGCAAGGCTTCAGCGATCTGCTTGCCGACTACAACGACAGGCTCAACGACATCAAGGCTCTCCGGGCCAAGCTCGCGGCGGCACCGGAGGACCTGACGCGAAACGACGCCTACGAGCTTCAGGGCATCCTCCGAACGCTCACACCCTCCGGCACGGCCCTGAAGACTTCGGCGCGAGAGCTTGTGCGTAAGTGGGAGGAGCAGAATGCAAAGCTCGCGCTCGCGGACAAGGTCGTAGCGGCTGTGTGGAACAGCAAGGCGTGCGTGCGGCTGAAGTCTATCCGCGCCGCACTCGATGCCTACCGAAAGGGCGATGCAAAATGAGCAGCAGCAAACCGACACCGCAGGACATCGAGCGGGCGTGGAAGTACCTCAGCGGGCGCATCTGCGGCACACACGTTCATGGGAGCATTGAAGGGCTCGCCACCGAGTTCGCCGCTGTCAGGGAGGAGACGCAGCGGGAGCGGGATGTCTGGTGGGGCAAGACTCTCTGCCCCGATGTCTCTCCCGTGCAGCTTGATCCCGAAGTACACCGGGAGGCCGCCATCGCTACCGCCGAGTGCAACGAAGCCCGCGTCCGCCAGCTTGAGACCGACCTGGAGAATGCGCGAGAAGACCTCGCCATCATGCAAGCCGACCTTGAGCGAACCCAAAACGCCGAGGCCGAGGTGGAGCGGCTGCGCGCTGTCGTGGATGATCGGGATCTCAGAATCGTCTCGGCGAGGGGCCGGATCTGCGAAGCCGAAGCCGACCTCGCGGCCCTGAAGGAGCGGAACGAACGGTTGGTGGAAGTGGCGGCAGAAGACGCGTAGGCCGAAACGGCGGGGGTTTACCCCTGCTGTCCGCGAGTCAGGCTCGCGCTGAGGAGGCCAGATGGCGAAGGCGGAGAAGGGTAACGCGGGCAAGTGTTACGACCACGCATATCGCGGCCCCCGTTTCGACAAGCCGATCGTGCTACGGGACGCCTCAGGCAAGCCGCTCTACACGGCGGACAAGAAGTGAGCCGCAACCGCGTCGGAGCGGACACGGTCGAGTACCACATGTATCCGGACAGCCACTTGTTCTCGACGCACGAAACGCGGGAGCGCGCACGGCGCTGCCCCATGTGCCAGAACTGCGTGGCCGTCGCCCACGACGCCGCTATCCAAGAGGACGCGAACCGCTGCGGCGCGTTCTCCATCCTGTGATCGGAGGAGAAGTGAAGAAAGCCGTACTCGTTGCGCTGCTCTGCGGAGCGTGTGCTCAGGACTTGAACGTACTGCCTACCACGCCCGAGGCGACGCCTGTGCCCGTGAGCACGCCGGCCCCTGCGACGCCGCCGCCGGCAGAGGGCGGCTCGGATACGCCGTCGTACTACGGCGGCATCCGGCAGGACAACTCCGGGTGGGTCGTGAACAACACGGACCGGGTGCAGACCGTGAGCCTCTGCTCCTACAACGCGACCGGGCCGCAGCAGCTCGTGGACTCGCATACGCAGGACGCGGCTCGGGGGATTCAGGCCGACTTCCGCGCCCTGGCCGTCCCGGCTGCGTCGTGCGGGAAGACGACGCGCGTGCAGATCGACCTCGTCCCCGGCACATGCCGCGCGGACGGGCTCTATGGGAACTCTGCGATCAAGTACCGGGTGTATTTCCTGCCCGGGCCGGCGTGCCCAGTGCCGACGCCTACGCCGAGCCCGACACCCACCCCTTCCTGCGACCAACAGAATCCGCCTAGCTTCAAGCTAGGGGCTTTGTCCTGGGACGGGCGTGGGCCGGTGTCGGGTGCTGCGGCGGTGAGCAACGCGGGCACCTGGAAGCTCATTCTGCGGGCGACGAATCCCGGCAACTTCCAGAAGGCCGTGGACACGAAGACCGTCTACTGCGGGAAGTCCGCGACGCTCCTCGTGTCGTATCCCTGGGCCGGGCACTCCTCGGAAGACTGGCGTCTCGAACTCTACCGGGACGGCTCACTCGTCGCCACGAGCCCTGTCGTCAAGAACCCGGTCAACTGATGAAGATCGAAGCCGTCCCTTTCACGCTGTCGCCCGAGGATCTGATCCCTGACCAAATCCTCTATCCGCCGCAGCCACGAAGAGTCGACTTGCCACACCTTTCGCCGATCCTACGGGACTTGGAACGGGTCACGGGTCGAGCGAAGAGATACGGCGACGATTTGACCCCTGAGGACCGGAATCGTCGCCGTGCGTATTTCGAGATGGGCTTCGCGTGGGAGATGTGCATGGAGGCTGCGTTCAAGATGCGGCAGATGCACGGCTTCAGCGCGAGCATGATCCGGCAACCAGAGATCGAGCACAAGGGCATCCTCAGCACGGGCGACCTGCTCGACACCGAGGACTGGCGTTACGTCGAGTTGAAGTTCACGACGCGCAGTTCCCGTCACGTCGAGGAACTCGAAGAGAACTTCTGGGTGTGGTTCCAACAGATGCGGTGGAATTGCGCCGCGTGGCAGACGAACAAGGCCGCGCTCTTCGTGCTCTTCGGTTGCGGTAACTACAAGCCACCGACGCCGGACGCACGGGGTTGGAGGATCGAATTCAGCGACGGGGAGATCGCGGACACAGAAACGATGGTCACGAATCACAGGGACCGCATGTCCCGGGAGGGGAGATTGCGATGAGGGTTTCATTCGAGGGTGAGCTGGACGACGTTTTCAAGATGGTTTGTGAGGCTTACTACGAGGCTAAGGGGGATATGTTTTCTCAAGCGGACGGTTACTCGGGGCCGATCGATGTGCCGGCCGGTGATCAGGGCGGCGTCAAGTTTGGGCCGCAAGGTTCCGTGATCGTCAATGGCCTTCTCAGGGACGTGGCACAGCCCGTCATTGGCGAAATCGAGGGCGACGAGCCTGAGGAACTACTCACGGCTATCGCCGGCTTCCTGTGCCGACTCAGCCAAGCGACGGGGCGAAGTATCGATGATGTTGAAGTCGCGCTGGATAAGGACAAAACGCGCTTCGAGCTGGTCGTTGTCTTGGGTGAGGGCTTCAACACCGACATTGCCGACGCGATCACGTCTGATCTGCTGGAAGTTGTATGACAAGCATTTTCGGGACGGTCAGCAGCGTCCGCGCACGGTTGCAGTCGCGTCGTGGCCTTTCGAAGCGAGAACTCTATCGGCTCGTGCAGGACGTGCTCATGCGTGAGCAGATTGCGCTGAAGCGGCTAGCGGGCGCTATGAAGCGGCTGGAAGAGCTGGAACCGCCCACCACGGCGGCGGATCCGGTACAGGAGGTTGAGGGATGAAGAAGAAGCAGATGTTTGGGATTCGGTGCTCTGACGGGAGCCGCTGTTTTCGCTTCACACTGTTCCGCAGCCGCGAGACGGCGAAAGCCCGACTTGCTGCGGCGAAAAAGCGAGCGTTGAAGTCGCCCTGTCCGAAAGAGTTCGAGGGACACCGCGTGGTGATCGCTCAATGAGCACGCCCGCGGCGAACCTCGGCTTCGAGCGGCCTCGGCGCACGCGTCAGCGTCGTCAGTGTTGGCTCGGGGCCGGCAAGACGAAGACGGGCAAGACGCGCTTCGGCCTGACATTCCCTGGGCCGATCGCCGTCCTCAGCTTCGACCGGGCCATCGAGGACGTGCTCCACGAAGTGCCCGGAGCCGACGTAGTCGTGAAGGACTTCACGCGCTCCTTCAAGCTCGGCGAGCCTATGACGCAAGCGCAGGCACAAGCGGTCGAGGCCGAGTTTGCGAAGGCGTACCTCGGCGCTCTGGAGCACAAGGACATCCGCACCGTGATGATCGACAAGGGCACAACCTTGTGGGAGATCATGCGCTACGCCGAGTGGGGCAAGATCGACCACGTCAAGGCGCACCATTACGTAGGCGTGAACTCGCGTATGCGCCGCTACCTCCTCGCCTTTCAGGACTCCACGAAGAACGTCTATATCGTGGACGACGTGAAAGAGGAGTGGGACGACAACGGCAAGCCGACTGGTCAATTCAAGCGTGAGGGCTTCAAGCATACGCCGGGTCTCGTGCAGGTCTGCGCGAGCTTTGAGCGAGTAGAGAAGGGCAAGGACTTCTTCATGACTCTCGAAGAGTGCGCGCTCAACTCGTCGCTCATCGGCTGGAAGTTCGAGGGGCCAGAGATCGATTTCCGCCAAATCGCCGGTATGGTCATGACGGATAGCGTTGCAGAGGACTGGAAATGAGTAAAGGTTATCGGCTCTACATGCACTCTCGTGTCCCGCTCGGCCTTACGTCGCGAATCTCGTTCGGCTTTCACTCACAGTTCCTTGACGCTTTCGATAGAGCCACAAGATTCCGCGAAATCATTGCTGTCGGCACCGAGGAGGGCGCTATGTGCGTCCATGTCCGATGACACAGTATCACCACGGAGTGAATCTCGCGTGCGAAATCAAGCTGACCGGGGTGACGCCGCACGGGAGGGCGTTCGTGTGGAACCACAAGGATCCGAATTGCCCGTACCACCACGCTGTGCTCACGGGTACGTCATCTGCTCCACCGATGAATGGACAGGTTTTCGCGTACGGAGTGAACACGGCGGAAGTCGAATCTTCGAGCGTGTCTACGCCCCTGTCTGCTCCGAGTGTCCGCCAGTTCGAGACGGGGGCGACGCGGGACGCTGATACGGGAAAGCTGGCGTACGAGGGCTTTCTCGATCCGCTCGTACTGAAGCGTTACGCACAGTTCATGCATCGGCACCGGACACAGTCGGACGGCACACTGCGCGACCCCGACAACTGGCAGAGAGGCATCCCTCTTGATGTGTATGCCGACTCCGGTATACGCCACGTCTTCGAGTGGTGGCTCGTACACCGAGGGAACCCGATGCCACCGGCCGGGCCGCGCGATCCGAAGGACCTGCCGGACATTCTCTGCGCCGTAATGTTCAACGCTATGGGCTATCTGCACGAACTCTTGAAGGAGAAAGCGAATGGGTGAGGCGCTCAGGGATCGCGACCGCCAGATGCTCGGCGTATTAGACGCCGCGCTCGATAAGCTGGAGAGTGACTTCGAGGACGCCCCTCAGGCCACTATTCTCGAACAGGTTGAGCGGCTCGTCGCGCAGGCTAAGCTCGCGTATTGGTCCGCGGCGTCCCCTCGCGCACAGTTCGCCGAGGACCTCGATCGCCTCCTTGCCATGGCGTACTCGCTGCGGAGGGAGATCCTGTGATCAAGGTTCGACACAAGGATCAACAGTGGATGGTAGATGAAAACGCGGGCTTCCCCGGCGCGACTCTCTGCGTGCTGATGGATCTTCGCGACGAACTGAAGCGGCTTAACGCAGTCTTCGCTTGCCACAACACACAGGAAATCCCCGACATCCTACGCCGCATCTCTTGCAACACTGCGCGCAAGACGAAGCGGAGGAAGTAGTGGAGATCCTCGGCACCGTCGTCGGGCTCATCCTCGTCTTCGCAGTCGGGATCATGGTTGGACACGCGCTCGGGTCGTGCGGGTCATGCTCTTCATCGACCCGCGGGTAGGCGGCTCCGCGCAGGAGCGAGAAGCGTCGCTCAAGCGCTGGATCGCGGGGACCGGGGGTGAGCAGCGAACGCTCCCCTTCGGAGACTTCGCTATCGACGGTTTCGCGCCCGGCGGGCGTCCGACGCTCGTCGGCATCGAGTTCAAGACGGTGAGTGACTTGCTCTCGTCCCTGGACACGGGCCGTTTCGCCGGGCATCAAGTACCGGGCTTGGTGTCCAGCTACGAGTACCGATACCTGCTCGTGGAGGGAAGCCTCCAGCTCTCCACGAGCGGGCGCGTCAACGTCTATCGCGGGGGTTGGGCTGAGACGGGCTGGATGCATCAGGCGCTCCTCGGCCTGCTCGATGACATCTGCACGCAAGCCGGCATCTCCGTCCTGCGTAGCGCGAACCGTGAGGAGTCGTACAGCGTGCTCAAAGCCGTGGCTGCCGTGTGGTCGAAGCCGTGGGAGGAGCGGACGGGGCTCAATGTTATCTACACGCCCCCGCCTCCGCTCTTCCTTCCACGTCCTTCGCAGGCTACGGAGTTCGCGAATCGACTCCCGGGCTTCGGGTGGTCGCGGGCACGGGCGGCGGCGAAGCACTTCGGTAACGGGCTGGAGATGGCGTCGGCGACAGAGAAGGACTGGCGGGAAGTTGAGGGGGTCGGCAAAACACTGGCGAAGGCCGCTTTCGCCGCTTGGAGGGAGAAGTAGGGGCCATGAAGGAACTATCGACAGACGACTCTGGACACATCGAGGGCGACGGTAGTCGCATTCGCCCCGCGCAGTGGGCCGACGATGCGCCGAAGCGCTTCCGCAAGCCGCGGAAGGAGCGGCCCGAAGCGAAGTGTACCAACCCGCGGACGGGCTTCGAGCGGGCGAAGCACGAGCCCGACAAGGACAACCGCTGCATCTTTTGCTCGAAAAGAGCAGTGGCGTAGTGGACTGTCAGGTGTGCGGATTCCCTACTGATTATTCCTTCGTCTGCGGCCTTCACGACGTAACGTTGGAGTGCATATGGGAGTACATCTGCTTCGACTGCTGGCTGTGGGCTGACAACCTTGACACATGGGGGCGAAGTGCACACGAGGATTGAGGGTGAGGGGCCGCGACCGTGCTCCGTGATGTGGGTGGGCGAGGCCCCTACGCCTGCGGAGAAGATGAGCGGGCGCGTGTGGCAAGGCAAGGCGGGGACGCTGCTCTCGCGCGTGATGGATGCTGCGGACTTGTTCCGTCCCGACCAGTACATCACGAATCTGCGGAAGACGTTCGTGCAGGAGGGTGAGGACATTTTCACGGAACTCGACGAGTTCGGGCTCGAAGTCGCGTGCGTCAAGCCGAGCGTCATCGTCGCCATGGGCCGCAACGTCTCGCGTTACTTCCTCGGCGACGTGGACATGGAGGCCGTACACGGCAACCCGTACAAGCAGACGATTGCTATCGGCCAATCGGGTACGCTTTGGACAGGCACCGTGATCCCCATTTACAGTCCGGCGGCGGGGTTGTACGACGCTTCGCTCCTCGGCGCAGTGCTCAGCGATGTCCGTCGGGTGGCTGCGGTGATAGCAGGGGATGAGGCCCCGAGACTGCTGCGGCAAGATGTGGTGAAGGAGTACCGTTGGGGTTTCGACTCCCGCTGCCTCTGCTACCAAAAGGAATCCGTGATCGGGCTCGACACTGAGGGCTGGCAGGATGCGCCTTGGTGCCTTTCCTACTCCTGGGCCAAGGGGCAGGCTGCGGTGATCCGTGCGAATGATGACTCTCAGCTATACCTGTTTCGTAAGTGGCTGCCCGGCGTCAAGCAGGTTTGGCTTCACAACTCGCTGCACGACCTGGGTGTGCTCAAGGCCATGGGTATCACGCTACGTGACGACCAGATTCAAGACACGATGCAGCTCGCATACTGCATCCAGTCTGAGCCACAGGGGCTCAAGGCCCTCGCGCTAAGGCATCTCGGCCGGCATATGCAGAACTACCACGATCTGACTTTCCCCTTCGACCAGCTCGGTGCGGCCACCTACCTGCGGAAGATAGCTGCGGGGAACTGGCCAAAGCCGGAGCCCTATTTTGATGAGGAAGAACAGAAGGTGAAGAAGCCGCGCAAGCTGCAGTCGCGCGCCGCAGAGCTGCTGAAAAAGTATGACGCGGGTGGGCTGGAGAAGTCGTTGCGGGACACTTGGGCTGACATCCCCGCACATGTGCGGGCAGTCGTTGAGGAGGCTGCCAAGGAGCAGGGTGATCTTGGCTCCATGCCGCCCTTCTCGCTCAGCGATTGCCCGAAGGATAAGGTGCTCGACTACGCCGCCGAGGACGCGGACGTGACCTTACAGCTCGCAGGGCCGCTCGCCGCGATGGCTGTGGGTCGGAAGGTGTCCGACGTGTACGAGATCGACCGTCAGTGTATACCGATCCTTCAGCGTATGCAGGAAGTAGGCATGCGGGCGGACCCTGCACACTTCCGCAGGCTGACGGAGACGTTCACGAACAAGATGGCCGGGAAGCGGTTGGAGATCGCTTCGTATAACAAGGGCGAGGACGTGAATCCGTCCTCCAGTGACCAAGTCGCCACTCTGCTGTACGACCGGCTCCGGCTTCCTGTGCTGAAGCTGACGCCGGGCCGCAAGCCCTCGACTGAAGACAAAGTGCTCGAAGCCTTGCGCGAGAAACATCCGGTGCCCGGGCTCATCTGCGACTACCGGGAGTATGCCAACCTTCGCAACAACTTCTCTTCTAAGCTGGCCGGCATGGTACGTCCTGATGGCCGGGTGAGCGGGCGTATCCGGGGGACGCGAGTGCCTTCGGGCCGCATTGCGATGAGTGAGCCGAACCTGCTCGGTATCCCGACGCGCACCGCGGAAGGCGTACTGATCCGCAACGGCTTTCCCGCACCGCCGGGCCGCGTGTTGGCTTCGTGCGACCTTGACCAAATCGAAATGCGTGTGATGGCAAGTCTCAGCGGCGACGCGCTGCTCAAGGGCCATTTCCGTGATGGTCGCGACGTGCATGTGCAGACGGGCGCCCGCATCTTCGGCGTGTCGCTCGAAGAGGCGAAGCAGAAGAAGTACCGCGACCCGGCGAAGACGACTGGCTACGGCATCCTTTTCGGCATCTCTGGACAGGGGCTGGATGAGCAATTCCGCAAGCTAGGCATTACGGGCGTGCGCGGTCAAGACATGATCGACGGATGGTTGGGGATGTACAAGGGCGTCCACAGGTTCATCAAGGAGACGCACCGTCAAGCCGCGATGAGTGGATACATCCGGGACGAGAGCGGGCGGATCCGCGACTTGCCCGGCGCCCTTATCGGCGACCTGCACCAACTCTCCGAGGCTCGGCGCTTCGCTGTCTCTCAACGTATCCAGGGGACCGCGGCGCACATCTTGAAGCGCGCACAGCTCCGTGTGTGGGAGTGGATTCAGGGGTGTCCGTTCGCAGATTTGCTGCTACAGATCCATGATGAACTCCTCTTCGAGTGCGAAGAGGGGCAGGAGGAGTTGCTCAAGACGTTGGTGCTCGAAGCAATGACCGCGGACTCGGGCGTACTCCTCTCCGTGCCCATCACCGCCAAGATGGGCTTCGGTAAGACCTGGGGCGCTCTCAAGGACTGAAATGCCCAAGCCTAAGATTCTCTTCCTCGACATCGAGACAGCCCCCGATCTCGGTTACGTGTGGACCCTCTACCAGACGAACGTGATCGAGGTGAAGGAGCCCTGGTACATCCTCTCCTATGCCGCGAAGTGGAAGGGCGAGAAGGCGTTCGTGCGCGGCCTGAACGACTGGGCGGACTACGGGCTCGACATGAGTAACGACCACCACCTAATGAGGGAGTTGTGGCTCCTGCTCGACAAAGCGGACATTGTCGTCGCGCACAACGGGATGGACTTCGATTTGAAGAAGATCAACGCGCGATTCATCGTACACGGCATGAAGCCGCCCTCGCCCTACGTCATCGTGGACACGAAGCGTGAGGCGAAGAAGGTGGCGCGGTTCTCCTCGAATCGCCTCGACTCCCTGTGCGATCAGCTCGACATCGGGCGCAAGCTGCGGCATCAGGGGTTCTCGATGTGGCTCGGCTGCATGGCTGGTGACGCGGCTTGCTGGAAGACGATGAAGCGGTACAACCTGCACGACATCAAGCTGCTCGAAGGTCTGTACAACGAGCTGGCACCATGGATGCGCCAGCCGAACGGCGCGATGTGGGGGAGGAACTGCACGAACCCTGCGTGCAGCTCGAAGCGGAAGATGCACTCGGACGGCATACGCCGGAACAAGTCGCGGGCATACCGCCGTCTCGTGTGTATGGACTGCGGAGCGCGAGCGCAGGGGACGTTTTCCTTGCCGAGCCCGCGGGCGGATCGTGTTCCCGCGTAACTTTTGGCAGAAGGTCGAACGCCGTGGCCCCGGTGACTGCTGGCCCTTCACCAAGGTCTTGCCGGTCATCAGCTTAGGAGGACTATGCGGCTGAGTGACTTCGCCCCCGATTTCCTGCTTTTCTGTCAGACTCGCGTGACGCGGGCGACACTCGCAGACTACCGCCGCTGCCTGCGCGACTACATCGAGCCGCAGCTCGGCGAGAAGCCACTGCACACGATCACGAGCGGGGACATGCTGACCCTCCAGGGGCGACTCGCACATATGCCGGCCAGATCGAACCGCGTGTGCATGGTCGCCATGCGGCTGATGCGGATCGCTCAGCTCTATGGCCACAAGGTCCAGGCTGAGCGGCCACCGATGCTCCGCGAGCGGCGACGCTCCCGCTACCTGACGAGGGAGGAAGCCACGCGGCTCATGCATACGCTGGACAAGAAGCCCTCGGTGTGCGGACTCATCATCCGCATACTTCTGTTGACGGGCTGCCGCCGGAGCGAGATCCTGGCCCTCCTCTGGTCAGAGGTAGACTTCTCGCGGAAGTGCTTCGAGCTATCGAAGGGGAAAACCGGCGCAAGGACCGTGCCGGTGAGTGGGGAGGTACTGCATATGCTGGCCGCACTGCCGAGGGCCAGCGAGTACGTGTTCGCCGGGCGGCGGGGCCACCTGAAGACGTTTCAGCGCTATTGGGAGCGCACTCGCCGGGAGGCGGGTCTACAGGACTTTCACTTGCACGACTTGCGGCACTCGTTCGCCAGCTTCGCTATCACGAACGGGGTGCCGCTTGCCGTCGTGGGGCACGTGCTCGGACACAAGAGCCCGGGCACCACTGCGCGCTACGCTCACGTCCACGATGAGGCTGCGCAGAGTGCAGTGGAGCGGGTGAGCAGCTTACTTCGCGCGTAGCTTCAGAGAGCGTACGAGGGCGAACGCCTGCTCCAGAGAGGGGACGGGATGACCGTCCACGGTGTACTGCTCTCCGCTGCGGGCAAAGCTGCGGCCGAGAGTTGTGAACTCCTTGTCGCAGAGAGCCTCGTCGTCCGTCCAGTCAGACAGGAGAACCTGGGCGGCGGTCGGAGCCGGGGACTCCTGCGCCGGGCGCTTGAAGAGCTTGGAGAGCCAGCTCACGGAATGCTCGTCCCCAGTAAAGCGTCCACCTGATCCTTGAGTGACTGGCTCGCCGCGGTGAACTTGTCCGCGCGATCCTTGTTCACGAAGCCCTGTACCTGTGCCTTGGCGTCGTCGAGAGCCTGGTTGAAGAGGCCGTTGACGAGCTGCGTTAGGTTGATAGCCGGCTGTCCTGCGGCGACTCGCCGAGGGTTCACCCAAAAGTTGAGAGCGAAGGTTAGCTGTGCGTCTTCCGCCGCGCTCGTCGTGATTGTGTACTGAGCCATACTCCTCCTTATTTGAACTGCGCGTAGATATTGCCGAACGCCGGATCAAGGACGCCGTCCCCGCCTGACCCGTCAAGTGTGATAAACACGTCAGCCTTAGCCCCTGCCGCAAGGTCGATCCAACTAGTCACAAGCATTGCATTCGTGGTGTTGACAGCAACTTCGACAGAAGAAGTGCCGATCTGGAGCCAGTTACCTACTGTCGTATCGAATGCCGTTCGATAGCGAAGCCGAACAATGGACGATGCAGCCCCCGCTGTCGTGGCTTTGTGGACGACTAGACGGCACTGGGTGTAGTTTGTGAGATCTAACTTGTTTGTGAACTTGTGACTATTGGCAAAGAACGTTACTGCGGCGGGCATGTTAGACCATGCCGTGAGAGTAGAGTCCGCAACCATACACACGATTAGCTGACTGACACCGCCAGTAGCATTCAGGGTCGTTCCGCTCATGCTGAGGTTTGTGCCCAGCACGACCTCTTCAGGATCCCCTGCACCCCCCGCTGAACCTCTCCCTATCAGCCTCGAAGCAGCCGAGACATCTTGCAGCTTCGCGTAAGTAACAGCGCCGGCTTCAATCGACGCAGTAGCTACACGGTCCGATCCAATATTTCCCGAACCGTCCAAGCCTGCATACCCGCTATTTGCGTCTTTCTCAGATTCTCGCTGGTAGCCAGTATGCGGATCTGCAGCTCCGGCGTGGGTAGCCACCGCCCCAAGCGCTTCGTATGACGCGTCGTGGTTATGCCCCGAAGCGGACTTACCATTGAGAGCCGACTGCAGGTCCGTTTGATCCGACAACGTCCCCGAAATCGCTCCCCACCCCACCCCGCCTACTGACGGCGCAGCCCACTGCCCGTCGGCTCGGAGAAATGTAGATGTGCCCCCCGTACTGGTAGGAACTGATCCTGAATTGGATCCGGCGAACTGGTTTATCTCCTGAGACGCGTCAACTTCGTCACTGAACACGTATAGCTCTTTCGAGCCGTCGTCTTTGCGCCGAATGTAGGAAGGCATTAGAGAAGCACCACCTCTCCCGGACCGTTGTAGGTCACGAGGTAATCAATGTGCGCAGCGTTCGAGGCGATGTTGCTGTCGATGTTGAAAGCCAGCTTGAAGACGTTGGCGGTGGCCACGTCCGCCGTGATCTGGTAGGTGAGAGTCTCGCCCGCGGTAGCGATGAGTACGGAGTCGTCAACTGTCTCATCCGCGGCGGAGATCGTCGCCGTCACCGTGCCGCCGATGTTCAGGAACACGAAGCGCAACTTGCCGGCGCGCACCGCATAGTCTGTGCCGTCCGTGACGTGGATCTTGTAGTCGATTTCGCCACCGCCTGACTGTGTGGTCACGGTCGTGATCTGGAAAACATTCTCCGCACCCCCAGCCTCAGTGAGCGTCTTACTCCGGCGGCTCGTGATTGCGTTGGCCTGCAATGCGGTGTACTGAGTCGTGCTCGCATTCTTCGAGTGAACGATGAGTCCGGGGCTGTCGAGTGCAGCAGTGCCCCCCGGGCCGTTGTTCATGTCGCTTCCGCCGTCCGCAACCTCGTAGATGTTGAGAGCGTTGGAACTTGCGCCGAGAAGAAGAACCGCGCTGTCCGGCGTGGGTGTCGTGAGCGGGAAGTAGAACCGAGCGTAGGCGGCCGTGTTGTCGTCACCGAACCACTGGTTCGATGGAATACCGACACCGGAAGCCCCATTGAGCTGCAGATAGCCAGTGCCTACACCAACAACTCCGGCTCCACCGGTGTGCGCCAGGCTCACCCACTGTGTAGTGCTCTGCGCCGCACTGTGAACGAAGAGTGTCGGGTGCGTCTGCTGCCCGTGGGCGAAGTCGAAGCTCTCATCACCCGCTTCACACAGAACCATGGCTCGGGACGTGGTTCCGAGGGCCACAAGCAGCGTGTCCACCGTCTGCACGGTGCTCCATCGCTCGTTAGCGAACGCGGATGTAGTGCCCCCGAAGCTGAGCAAATCGTCAGCCGCGAGCGTGCGCACGTTCTCCACCGTCAGGCGCCGGTTTGTGCCCGTGCGGGCGACAGGGATGATGTCCGCCGCCAGAGCTGGCGCGCCGTCTGTGAGATCAGAAATCTTCGTGTCGGCCACCGCTTACTCCAGTCCGATGAATGTAGTGCCGTCTTCGAGAAGGATGCCGAACAGGTCGTCTTCGAGGAGGAGGACATCAGACGCGCCACCTGGGCCGACTGGACCTGCGACGCGGTTGAGCAGCTTGAGCGAGATGCCCCCGCCTCCGCCGAGGATGATCAAAAGAGCCCCCAAATGTCGGTAGCCGTAGTGCCCGTCGAGTGGATGCGCCGAGGCCGAGTCGGATGATAGCCCGCGATCATCGTCGTCACCGTGCGCGTGTCGCCGGCTGCGTCCACAAAGCGTATCGCACCGGCTGTGCCGATATAGATCGAGCGCGGCATCGGGTCGAGATCCGTGCTGTCATTCGGAGTGATGGGCACCCAGTAGTTCGCCGGCTCTCCGTGTCCGTCGTGCGTTCGATCAACGGCCATTTTTTCTTCCCTGCTCTTCGACCGTGTAGACGAGTGCCGCGCGGTCGAGGATATCCGCGGCTTCCTTCGTAGATCCTGCGTTAATGGCCTTTGCAAGCTTGCGCTTTACTGCGCCGGAGAGCGTGTTCCAGAACGCCGACTTACTGATCGCGATGGCAGTCGCTGCGCC